AATTCACCAGAAATTGAAAATATCATTGAACAATCTATTGCTATTGCCAAAGAGCATAAGCATCAATATGTTACCGTAGAACATTTACTACTATCATTAGTCTCATATCAACCATTTAAGAAATGTTTAAATAGTTTTGGTTGTGAAGTAGATTTGATGATCAGTGAGATCCAGGCTTACATCGTTAGCCTTAAAGCCATTGAGAATAAAGAAGAAACAGCACCCAAAAAGACTAACAGCCTTGAGCGTGTGATGAATCGTAGTGTCACACAAGTGTTGTTCACAGGTCGTAGGCAAGTTACAACGATTGATTTATATCTTAGCATTATTGCTGAAGGTAATAGTCATGCCCATTACTTCTTATTGAAGTATGGTGTGCATAAGCAAGAATTTTTAGCGCACTGGCAGAAACATTACAAGGGTGGAGAGTTTTCTACTAACCTCACAGAAACACAGGCTGATGAGATTCTTGAAGAATATACTACGAATCTTACAACTCTCGCTCGCCAAGACAAAATTGAACCTGTTATCGGTCGTCATAAAGAGATTGATGATATCATCAACGTGCTTGCTAAACGTTTCAAGAGCAACGTATTGATGGTCGGTGATCCCGGCGTCGGTAAAACTGCAATTGCTGAAGGAATCGCACGTGCCATCGTCAATGATGAAGTTCCTAAATTCTTGAGGGGACATGAGTTATACAGCCTAGAGATCGGTAATTTGCTTGCCGGAAGTCGCTATCGCGGTGACTTTGAAGAGAAAGTCAAGCAGGTACTAGAGGCATTGAATACTAAAAAGAAGAGCATTTTGTTTATTGACGAAGCACATATGATGCAAAGTGCAGGTAGTTCAACGAACGGATCTGTAGACTTTGCTAATATGATCAAGCCTGCAATCACTAAGGGTACACTCAAGGTCATTGCTTCAACTACTTGGGAAGATTTCTACGAGAGTTTTGAGAAGGATCGTGCTTTGATGCGTAGATTCTACAAAGTATCAATTGATGAACCAACTACTGATACAACTGTCAGAATTTTGCGTGGTCTCAGTACTAGATTGAATGATTTCCATGACGTAGTAATCAGTGAAGAAGCCATTACTGCATCTGTAGAAATGGCAGATAGATATATCAGTGATAGAAAGAACCCAGATAAAAGTATTGATTTACTTGATGCTGCTTGTGCCAAACAAAAGGTACTAGAAAACAAGGGTGCAGATATCACAAAGGATCTTATTTTTGAGCAGGTAGAAAAGTTTACTGGTGTACCTGCTGACAAATTAAAGGGTGATAATCTAGACAAGATCACTAGTCTTGAGATAAACGTCAAGAATAAACTTTATGGACAAGATGATGCTGTCAACGAAGTGCTTGATAGGGTTTATGTTTCTTTTGCTGGCATCAATAATGAAACTAAGCCTATCGCAAGTTTCTTGTTCTTAGGTCCAACTGGTACAGGTAAAACAGAACTTGCACGATTATTAAGTAAAAATCTTGAGATGCCATTACTCAAGTATGATATGAGCGAGTATAGCGAAAAGCATACAGTCAGTTCATTGATTGGTCCTCCTCCCGGCTATGTTGGGTTCAGCGATAGTCAAGTACAAGGTGGACGATTGATTAGTGATTTAAGTAAAAATGCACATGCTATCTTACTATTTGACGAAGTTGAAAAGGCACACCCAGATATCTTTAATATCTTCCTACAGATACTTGACGAAGGTCGTATCACTGGTAGCAATGGTAAACAAGTCAGTTGTAAAAACTGCGTTATCATTCTAACTAGCAATCTAGGAAGTGCAGACGGGGAGCGAAACAATATCGGTTTCGGTGATTTACAAAAGACTGGCGAAGATGATAAGGCATTCAAGGACTTCTTTAAGCCCGAGTTTAGAAATCGTCTAGACAAGATTTGTAAGTTTAAGAAGTTAGATATGCTTTCAATCAAGAAGATTGTTGTCAAGTTTACCGAAGATGTCAAAAAGGCACTGCTTGAGAAGCATAATATCACTTTGAATCTTAGCGAGCCTGTGGTTGAGTTTCTTGCGGAAAAGGGTTATGATAGCAAGATGGGCGCACGTCCATTAGCACGTAAGATTGATGAATTGATACGTGTACCTCTTTCAAAGAAGATTCTCTTTGAAAAAATCAATAATGCAAGTATCATGGCAGTATTGGAAAATAATAATATTGTTTTCAACGTGTCACAGAAAGCAACTGCTAGTATCGGTGAAGATGGAATAATCCAAATTGAAAACTGAAAAAAGAAACAAACTTTACTTTAATAAATTTCAGTACAGGGCTATCTGTAGTATCAAAGGTGCGGCTTATACCTATTATACTAAAGATTTAGAAACCTTTGTTGATAGGATGGAAAAATTACGCACAACTAATGTCAATAAGTATGGTGTGCGTTTGCTTGACGAAACCTGGCAAGAGTATTGGGAAGAAGTAAATATTGATAAAATAGGCGCTTTCTTGACTTGGCGTAATTATATAGACAAAGATCGTTGCATGTACCGCATACAAGGGGATACAGTCAGTTTTTTTAGTAATGATTTAGCCTTATTATCAACTTTAGATAATTTAGACGATAACGTTCAGATAACTCAAGCAGTTTGTATGGATTCCAATACTATGTATTTTAAAAAACAACCAAAATACAAGCATAGGACATATTTTAAAGGTAAACGCATGCCTAAAGACTTTAGTGATAATGTCAGAAGTTTAAAGGATATGTATGCTAGTTTGCATTTTTGTAAAGGACTTATCAATGTGCTTTTTCAAAACAATTACAATCCATATAGATACTTGCACGGTTCTTTTTTCGTTGAATACAATGATCCAGCAATGTTATCAATATTAGGTATGTGGTTTCCTAATATGTTAAGCAAGACGTATTCTTTAGCCAAAGAGCCGTAAAACTGATAAATACTCTAATAATATTGGAGTATTTATGGCTAAAATTGTAGAAGATGTCGTAGTCATCAAGTTTAGTAAAATCGTTAAAGAAAGCGATAAAGGTTCAGTAAACATAGCAGGACCAGATGTCCAGCAAGCCCTAGAGCAAGTCGCTCAAGAACTTGTGGGTGAGGGTATCATCGTTGAGGTTGTAAAACCCTAATGAGCCAGCAAACTACATTAATATTGTTCCCACAAACTACCTATGACGGTGGCGGCACTGCCAACATATACTCATTGACAGGCAATGCCCAACCCGCAGCAGCCTATTATCTAGGTAATCAAGATTTACAAACTATAAATTTAAAGACTACAAACTTTACAGGAAATTTAGTTATTGAGGCTACTCTCTCAGCCAATAAACTAACAAATGAATATTTTGAGGTCTATAGATTAGATAATAGTGCTAATGCAAACTTAAGCATGTATACTAATATAGACGGTAATTTCGTTTACATGAGAGCAAAGATAGAAGATTTCCAACAAGGCATTGTAAACTTTATCAAAATGAGTTATTGATATGATTCTTACTGAAGGCGGAAATGTTATACCAAACGCGGTGCCTATCAACAAGGCAAATTTTCCGACCGCAGTAAAAAATCTTCAGCATTTATTACCAAGAGGATTAAATCTATATCCTATCGGTAGTGCAGGTAAAAAAGAAATCAGTAGCGATATTGACGCATTGATTGACGCTGAAGAATTAATGAAAGCATTTCCTGCTAAAGAATTAAAACTAAGTCGCAAAGCATTAGAAGATTATTTTAAAGAGAAAGGATATCCAGCAGCGCGTACCGGCGTAAGCATACATGTGGGCATACCTACCGGTAGAGGCAAGGATATTGTACAAGTAGACTTGATGGCAGTTGAAAATGCTAAAGCAGCACAGCCATTACATACACACGATTATACTGACCCAAATATGAAGGGCGGCACACTACATGCAATGTGGGCAGACTTAGCCAACATGAGTCAGATACCGGGACATAATACTTTAATGATGAGCCCATATAAGGGTTTGTTAGATCGTGAAACAAAAGAATTAGTTGCTAACGACAAAGATAAGATCGCTAAAATCATTATAGGTCCATCAGCAAGTGCTGATGACATGGGTAATCCAACAAAATTATTGAAGGCATTAAGGAAATATCCTGACAAGTATAAAATGATACAAGACAAATATTTCTCACAACCAATAAATGAAGCAGCAGATGTAGGTCGTAAGTATCAACATATTGAAGATTTGATATTAAGTCATGGTAGTCATGGCGGACTTCATGCAATAGAACGTTTACGTGATATGGCAACATCAGGCGGCAGTTTAGAATTAAAATGGGACGGCATGCCTGTAGTATATTGGGGTCGTGATGAAAAAGGTAATTTCATGATGATACCAAAGAATGCATGGGCTTATCTAAAGCGTGGTCAAACACAAACAAAGAGCGGTGCACCTACATTAACTAAGTCACCACAAGATGTTGCGAAATTTATAATGGGTACAGGTAGCGGGGACACTAAAGAACGTAGCAAGTTTGCTAAACAATTCGCAACACTATGGCCTTATTTTGAAAAGATAAGTCCTAAGCAAGGTTTCATAGAAGGCGGGTTATTATTCTATCCTGGAACTAAGCCAGATGGACAATCTGCTATGCCTGTGTTAAACAAAGAAACAAATACATACGATTTTCAACCCAACATCACACAATTTCATATACCCGTCGATAGTCAGTTAGGCAAAAAAATTGCAAGGGCAAAAGTAGGTGTCGCTGCAACCGGTTATTATCCAACGATAGGTTCAAGTGACGAGACAAGATTCGGTGACGCTGCAAATTTAAGCACACCCGATGTATTAGTACAAGGTACTACATTCGTAGAAGAACCTGTCAAGATGAATACAAAAATGCTTGACAATGTTGAAAAGTTTATACAAGCACACGCACAAAAAATTGACAAATATCTAGAACCTAAACCAGGTTTGAGCAAGCCTGCTGCTGAATTATATACCTACTTGAATCAACACTTACGCACAACAGGATTAGCGAATGATTTTCCTGCTTGGGCTCAAGCAAATTTAAGTCCCAAAAAAGTTGAAATGATGCTTGCAGACAGACAAGGCATGATCGCTACATTAGGAGCAATTGAAGCACTGACTCAACAGAAAACTGAATTAATCAAACAATTAAGTAAGCAATCACATGGTGGTGTTAGACAAACTAAACCAGAAGGTTATGCTCAGGCACACCCAGGGCGTAAATTTAAATATGATATACCTGGTCAATTTATTAAAGCAGTTGATCAACCAAGTTGGAGTCCTAAAGCAAGTGCTGTAAGAGAAGCAGTAAACACAAATAAAAAGGCTGTGTTAGGTTGGGGTCGCGGCATGGGACATACTGGACACGATGCATTAGTCACAGCCGTCATACATCAAGCAGAGAATACAGGAGCACAACCATTTTTTATCGTGTCAAGAAGTTTTGGTAAAGATGATCCAATACCGCCAGACATGAAGTTAGACATGTACAAGAAGAAGTTTCCTAAATATGCAAATATCTTTAGTTTGCCAACAGCCGACAAGCCAACATTAAATGATGTCTTAGCCGACTTAGGTAGTAAAGGATATAAAGATGTACAACTAGTAGTCGGGGCAGATCAAAAAGAAGCATTTGGATATTTGTTGCAGCCTGCTAAAAGCACAGGCGTAGAACCTTATAAGAGTTTTGGATTAAACAATTTAAATATATTAAGCAGGCAAGATACTAAAGCGCCAGGGAGCGACCCACAAAGCAAAGATTATCATGAGGGTCCACGCGCTACCCCAATGCGTGAGATATTACTTGATCCAACAAAGAGCGAACAAGAGCAATTTACTCTATGGCGAAATGCTATGAGTCCTTCTATATCAGATGAGGAAGTGCTAAATATGATGAGATTAGCAAAAGATAACTTAAAGAACTTTGCTTCTGAAAAACCAAAAGGTCGCAAATTGACAAAAACTAAAAAACTACGTGAAGCATTGGACAAGATTAAACAAGTATTGCCTAACGCATCATTAGAAGAGCAAAAAGTTCTACTTGATAAATTAGTAGAAGTCAAAAATCAACTTGAGGTTGATGAAGCCGCCAATCCTGCTCAACAAGCAGCCATCGCTATCAACATGAAAAAGCGTGGCAAAAAACCTAAAAATGTAAATGAAACTATTGATTATCTGCCGGAATCATGAATAAATGTAAAAACTTTTTAAAAGACGGAATGATTGGTAAACTTGATTGTTTTGATAAAAAACTAAATTGGTTATCAGAAGAAACTGAAAAAGATTTCCAGTCACGATTAAAAAAACAGCCAGAAAATTGGATTTATAGAACAGAAACCATCACCTATACTTATAATAGTAATGGACATAGATGTATTGATATAAATGATTTAACGGAAGGTTATATATTATTTGCTGGATGTAGCCATACTGAAGGTGTAGGACTTAAACTTGAACACACTTATCCTTATATCGTCGCTGACCATTTTAAAAAACAATACTATAATTTAGCATTAGGTGGATGTGGTCCTGATGTGGCTATATTTAATTTATTGGGATTTTTAAATAAGGTTAAACATAAACCTTCTATCTTAGTAATACAGTGGCCTAATTTTTATAGATTTTTTAATCTACAGCAAAAAGGGTTACAATACTTTTTGACTTTTTATAACGCTACTAACGATGGCAATTATTATAAACATTTGTTTAAACATAAAATACCATTTTATCAAAATCTTTTCAACAGAGAATACCTACTACAAAATTTAAAAAATCATGGCATATCTAATATAATTGAAACTCTTGAACCGGACGTAAAGCAAGAGGAAGACCCTACTGTTAAAGTAGTTATACCTATGAATCCTGCTATTGATTTTG